GGCACTTGCCGAGTTGGATAATGCAGTATTAGATGTGCTGACAGCCGCTGCAGAGTTAGACAATGCAGTATTAGCTGTTGCTGTAGCAGCATTTGAAATCGTTACCGCTTCTGCAGCTTCACGATTCGCTTCTTGCGTTACGTAGAGATTCTGTGTAAAGTTATCATTCAGATCCTGTGATCGAATAGCCGATCCAGGATAGAACGTAGCACTTAGATCAGTGTCATCAGTTTGACGGTAGATCTCAATGCTGACACCATTAGCTGGTGCTACATCAAATTGAATAGTAGTGGCGTTGGCTAAAGAATATGCAGTTGTAATGCTACCGTCAAGGGAAACCTTGATGTCAGTAGTCTCAAGATATGGAAAGGTAAAAGAAAAAAGGACGGTAGACCCGTCCCCTGTGTATGTATTTTGAGTGATAGCCATGATAGCCTATTACTTAGGTTGCATTTGAAGCAGCTCTTGAAGTTGGGTGGCTTTCTGTTGAGCTTCACTTGTCCTACCTTGACGTAGGTACTGATTGCGTTGTTTTGTTAGTCCACTGATGTGAGTACTGATGGCATCGTCTTGCTCCATTGCGGCAAATGCTGCATTGAAGGCATCTGTATGCAGTTTATCTAGCATCCTATGGACTACTGTTTCTTTGATTGGTAGCTCATCTTGACCTTGAAGCTTTCGGCTCTTGGTGTACTCAGCGATCTTCTTGTCCCAATACGAATCAGGACGGTTCATCATTTTCTCAATTGAACCTCTGAGATCAATGTTCTTGGCAATCCAATTGTTAATGTATGAACGCTGTGTCGTCGTCAATGGCTGATTCGTATTCTTGTCAACACGCAATGTCTGAAGGTTATCCCAACCAGTAGACAACAACCATTGTCTCCACGGCTCCATACCACCATTGCTCTTGAAGAATGGCATCAAGGCATTAGCAGCAGCCGTCAGTGGTTCGTGGTATTTGATTGGTTCACCAGTGTAGATATCAACGAGATCCTTTAGCTGCTCATCACCGCTAAACAAGAACTTGTTCCTATTGGCCAAATACTGACCAAAATCATTCTCCACATCTTTGAGTTGTGGCGTAATGGCTTGAGACAACACACTTCGTACACCTGTGTAAGGCAGCATTGAATCGGCCTGTGTAGCAAGGAAGCGATTCCAAGCACCTTCATCACCAGACAACATAGATACCAAAGGCTCAAAGCCACTTAGGAACGTCTTGTTGGCGACGTTCATACTGATGGAGTAGGAGATCTTACGGAAGAAGTCTTCTGTAACTGCTTCATCAACACGACTTGCTTGATAGACCACATCACCCACCATTCCAAGCAGTGAATCAAATGGTTCAAATCCCCGATAGCTACGCCATTCACCAGTGAAGGGGTCTCTGAATGACAGCGGCTTCCATCCAATACTGATCATCCGACGCTTTTCTGCAGCATCCTGTGGTCCATTACCAGTCAGGTTGCCTTCAAGTGCCCACATACCAGCAGCCAAGACCACAGTAGAACCCATGATCTGACGGCCAATATATTCAGACTTCAGAGAACGGAAGGCAATATCACCAGCCTCATCAGTCCAGTCAATACCGTGTTCAGCAAGTGCCTCAGCCATCTCATCTTTTGTGGTGGCTTTGAGAACCTTACGGGCACGTCCCATAGCCATCCCAAGTCCACTCATCGGGCTGAAAGACCAACCCATCTCAAGTGCATTAACACCAGTACGGGGGAACATGAACAGTGAACGCATCACAGGAACCTTCTGCATGAGGTTCTCAAGACGGTTCACCACATCACTATCAAGGTTCAGACTGATTTCACTTGATGCAAAGCTTGCTGCTTTGTCTGTAAGAAGATGGTCCTTGCCGAATGCTTGTTCATAGAGTTCTTTCTGCTTGGCCATGAAGCCAGCTTCATCTAAGACACCTTTGGTTCCATCAAAGAACTGGTCGTATGCCTTAGCACGGGTAACCATTGATGTAGCAAAAGCCTTGGTAAAACCATCAATGGCATACATTGCATTGGTTCCGTAGCGGACAAATGGATTGTTGTTGTACCATGTCAAACCCTTTGCAAGGTTCCACATTGCCACTTTGCCATACTCTCCATTTTTCCTCCAACCTTCAGCCATGGTTTCCATAACTTCAAGGTCATTTAGCTTTGCCTGAGCAAGGTCTGCACGACCACGAGCCATGATCTCTTCAGGCATTGAGTTAGCAAGACGCCACTCTTCACCCATCAACTTCAGACCACGCTTCCAGGACTCACCAATGCCGCCAAAGACGTGTAATGCACGCTTCATGGTCGATACATCACCTGTTGCAGCAGCACCAGCAAGAACAGAGACTGGTTTAGCTACCAGATAAGTTGCGTTACCAACAGCAGCACGTACAGCAGATAGGCCAGAGAGAATGTTGTTATAGCGAATCCCATTCAAACCCTGAATAACTGCACTAGGTACAGAAGGATTACCGTCATAGAATGCTTTTTTAATTACACCGATTCGATCCTCGGTATAGCGATGCAGCTTGTAAAGAGTGTCAACGTCACCATTAGTGGCATCGTATGCGTTGTAGAAGGGACGCAAGTATTCAGGATTTTCTTTACTGATTGCTAGCATTTCGTCAACAACTCTTGCCCCCTTCTCTTTTGCAGTAGCAACCACTTCATCTAGCTGCTCTACTGAACTGGCCAGCAATGCAAGTGCTTCTTCCTTCTTTCCTTCTTTTAGGAACTTCTTAAGCCGTAGAGCTATACCACTGATTGCCTGATTGACTCGCATCTCACCATTGATGATCTTCATCTTTTGAAGTGCGATTTCTTGTTGGCGACTTGTGTCTGCCACGCCATCAAGCAGTACAGCGGCACGTGAAGCATCAGCCACATTATCGGCTGCATTCTGCACGATCATTGCAGATGCTTTTCTGTTGTTTGGGTCAAAGACCACATCAAATGCATTTCTGAAGGCATGGGCCGCTGCAATAGTACCTTCTTCATCAAGGAAGTTTAACCCCTGGTAAACATTCTGCTTCATCGACTCAACTATGCCAGTCAGTTCCTTGATGCTTACATCTTGACCAATGACTGCATCAGATAGTACCTCAATGGCATTGTCTGCCATCTCAGCGTTGATCTTTACGCTTCCAATCTTTGCCTCAACCTTCGGCTCTATTGTACTGAAGAACTCATCTAGTAGTAATTTTCGCTCGCTACCATCAGGAGCATTCATAAACTCCTTCGAGAAGTATTCAGTATTGGCGGGCCGTGCTCGTCCGTTAATGGTTCCAATGTTGTTCTGGATTCTTGCGTGATCCAGCTTGGCACCAAGAGCATCTGCATCAACATTGACTAGACCACGAGCTTGTGCTTCGGCAGTGTTGTTGACGAATGGACTGTATCCAATAGGATCAGCCTCAAGTGCTCGCAGTGCTTCCTCATCAAGTTCAATGACTCGATCATTCTGTGCCTTCTGAACAGCAGCAGTGATTGGGTCAGCATCAGGATCAACCTTGCTCGCTTGAATATCAAGAGCAGCTTCAGCTACCTCGTCTTTTGGTTTGATCTTCAGACCTTTACGTAAGGCAAAGGCTGCTTGAAGCAGATCGACACCAACACTAAGACCAGCAGCTTCCATGATGTTCTTCTGCTTCCTTACATCAGGCGAGTCAGAATCACGAGTACCCCACGGGATGTCTGTACCTAGCCACTGATTCAATGCACCAGCTACGTTGTCATCCTTTTCAGATGTACTGGAGATAGCCGTTACTGAGGCATCTACACCAGCGGCAGCAGCGATAGCACCAGCGGTACGGACACCTTTAGCCATCTGCATACCCTTGGTGGCCAGCGTTGCGCCCTTAAGGACTGCTCCAGTACCTACAATGGTTGGGATAATGACTGATGCAGCATTCCGTACAGCATCAGTAAGTGGGTGGTTGAATCTCGGTGAGTTTTCATCCCACCAATCATCTAACGGTTTTGTAAAGGGAACAAGACCAGCAACATCAGCAACGAAATCTCCAACCCCAAGTACAGTCGAAGCAGCGCTCTCGCCAATGAGTTTGACTGCTCCCCCTGCACCTTCGTATTCTTTCATCTTGGCGTCTTCCACAGCTTGCTGCTGAGCTTCTGCCTGACGTTGGATCTCGGCTTGTTTGGCCTGTTCATCCTGCTGTGCTTCTAAAGCAGCCTGTTGATTGATTTCCTTTACAAATTGTTCATGGTCAGGATCAATCTGAACCTCAGGTGTATCAGGATTAAAGTAATCGTTCATAGTTAGCTAATGCCGAGAATTGCTCTTACCCGTCGTGACAGGTCTTGTTCTTGACCGACTGGTACTTGATCTGCAGGTACATCAAATGCCAATCCGTCATAGTGATACGAATTTGTGCTGTGTTTACCAACTGGACTTTGGCCCTTGAGCTGAGTCACTTTGATACCAGCACTTTCTAATTTGCGTGCAGCCAACAATGT